ATGACGACCGACACCCGGCGCGCCGACCTGGAGCGCAACTTGGCCATCGCCGAGCAGTCCGGCTACTCGTACGTGGCCGACAACAACCGGCGGCTCCTGGCCGCGCTGGATGCCCGAGAGGCGGCTCCTGTGGTAGCCCCGACACTTGTGGAGCGCGCACAGATGCTCCGGCGTCTGTTGTGGGCGTGGCTCCCCGAAGAGCTGATCGCCGAGGACGATGGGCAAGCGATCGCGTTGGCGCTGCTGGAGCAGGTTCGGGAGGCGGGACAGATGCTCGACAACTGGAGTGGCCGGCTGATCCGGGTCGCCTCGGACAACGGTGCGACGAACCCGGCTATCGGCGCGGCAGTCGGTGTCGGCAAGGAGCGCATCCGGCGTCGGCTCCTCAAGGAGCCGACTGCGTAGAAGTACGCAGTCCGACCAGCAGGAACCCGCTCAGCTCAACGCTGCGGCGGGTTTCTGCCTTTCCGGGTGTCCGGGTGAGGGTCGAATTCGCTATACGAGCTTGGGCAGCAGCGCTATTCCAGCGGTCACGAGAGACACCAGCAGAGCCGCGGACGGCAGCGGCCAGCGCGCCTTTTCGAGCGTCCGGAGACGCGTCTCATGGTCAGCCGAATCGCGCTCTTGTTCGAGCTGTTTGGACATCAGCAATTCGACTCGCGTATTGAGTACGACAAGCTGGTCATAGATCGCCTTGAGGTCGATCACGACATACGGGTGCGGCTCCATCAGACGAACCACTCGACCACGGCGTACCCGGCACCACCGGAACCACCGGCCGCCGCAGCACCGCCACCGGACGCCACCGCACCCGAGCCGCCACCGCCGGGCTGCGCCCCGTTCGCGCCCGCCACCGACTGGCTGCTCGTCGTCACGGTGCGGCCGACACCGCCGCCGCGGCCGCCACCGGGGCCGGACATGCCCAACCCGGCGTCGCCGTAGCCCATGCCGCCAGGGAAGCCCGGCTCGGTCACCTGCCCGGTACCGGCCGCCGCACCAGCGCCACCGGCAACGCCGAACGACGCAGCGCTGGACGACGCAGCGGCGCCACCCGCACCGCCGAGCGCGATGACGTGCGTGCCCACGGAGGTCGTGCCGCCGGTGCCGCCCGTGCCGCCGCCGGACGCACCCGCGGTCCCGGCCGCGCCGATCGTCACGGTCTCGCTGGAGGCAAGCGACGACGCCGCGATCCAGCTCTCGGAGTAGCCGCCCGAGCCGCCACCGCCGCCCTTGGTGTGCTGGCTCGCAGTCGCCGCCGCGATACCGCCGCCACCGCCACCGGCACCCCAGCAGCGGATACGAGCCCAATGCGCGCCGGACTGCTTGGTCAGCGTGCCGCTGGCACCGAACGTGTCGACACCGATCCGGTTGACCCACGCCGCACGCGCCTCCGACGCGATCGCGAAGTCACCCGCTACAGGCTCGGCCATGACCCCTCCCTCATCCCCATCTGAACGTGTCGGTGACCCACACCTGGTCGCCGGTGCTGTGCGTCTTGTCGCTGGCGAGACGGACGATCGTCATGGTCAGGTTCGGGTGTACGCCGGTGATCGCCGTGCACAGGTAGGTCAGGCCACCGATGGTCACGTTGAAGCCGGTGCCGCCGCCTGCCGGGAACAGGCCGGGCCTGCTGGCGGTGGTCGCCCAGATGTCGGTGCCGGTGTCGATGTCCACGGCGGTCTCGACGGTGGTCAGGTCTTCGGCGAGCACGGTCGTCCGCGCTCCCCATCGTGCTTCGCCCTGCGTCGGTGTGTCGTCGGTCCACACGCCGACCTTGTACGCGCCCTCGGGCACGGTCACGAACGCGACGGTTCGCGTGTGCGAGCCTATGTCCTCGGTGTACCCGGGCACGTGCAGCCGGGCGGTGCCGCGCGGCAGGCCGGCCAGGGTCAGCAGGTCGCCGATGTCGGCGGTCTCCACGGCGGTCTCGATGCCGGGTGTGGCGACCAGGTCCACGACGACGCGGGGATACCGCGGGTCCGGGACGGTGCCCTTGGCGCGGTTCCAGCCGGCGATGTCGGGCAGGCTCGCGTCGTCGTCGGGGTTGACGTCGACCGTCGTGGTGGTGCGCCCCACGCCGTCTGGCGGGGCCTGCACCGACATCGGCCCGGTCTCCTCGACCGAGCGCGCCGAGCCGGTAGGGCTCTTCGCGGTGACGTCGTTGCGGGTGCCCAGGTCGTCGATGGCGGGGTCCAGCGGCGGCGCGACGTGCGTCGGGAACGTCAGGTCCAGCACCGAGGTCTGGTTGATCCGGGAGCGGCCGGTCCGGTAGGTCAGGCCGAGCGCCTCGCGGGTGTCGTAGACGAGCCCGTCGTCGGTGCGCTGGATCTCGCCGAACTGGCCGAGCAGCGTCAGCAGCCCTTGCGGGCCCATGGGCTTGGAGTCGGCGGCGGTCCCGATGATGGTGCAGCCGATCCCTTCCTCGTCACACAGCCGCTCGAACCTGTCAGCGGCAAGTTCGCCCGCGTAGCCGGTGGCCGCATCGGCGGTCGCGTGGATGACCTCGCCCTGGTAGACGACCACCTGCCCGATCGCCGGGATCTTCGTGCCCAGCTCGCCGACGAAGTTCAGGCTGATGCTGGTCATCGTCGTGAGCGTGCTGGAGGCGAGCAGCGCCACGGTACGGAAGACGCCGTTGACGTACATCTCGGTGACGACGTCGGTGCCGTCCTGGTAGACCCGCACGCTGATGTGCCGCGTCGCGCCGTCGTACACGTCACCCTCGTCGACCGCGTCGTCGCGGGCGAACGCGCCACCCTGGTTCGTGGTGAACGTGAAGATCTCGCCGGTGTTGTCGGTCTCGACCTGCACGCGCTCGGTGTCGCCGGTGCTGCCCGCCGCGGCGAACTGCATCCGCACCGCGTCGACGGACAGCCCACCGGTGAACCCGGCGGCCTGCCACCGGGACATGAACTCGACCTGGTATCCGTCTGCGGGTACCAGCGTGTGAGCCGGTACCGGCACGTCGATCCGGGTGCCGTTCTGGAGGTCGACCAGCGCGGCCGTGCCGATCACGTCGGTGGTGAGCAGCTGCAGCGGCTGGCGCACAGCCGGGCCGACCGGCGACGCCACGATCTGGCCGCCCTGGACGCCGGCGGTGTCGGCCGCCAGGTCGAGTTCCAGCGGCACGTAGACCAGTTCGCCGGACTTCGACAGCGCCCGGTACATCGGCGACCGCAGAACATCGGCACCCTGGCCGAGCCGCCACAGCTGCCCGGCCGCCTCGACGAGCGTCCACGCGTCGCCGCGCTGGGTCACCAGGTCGACGTCCTCGACGGTGCGGCGCGGCTTCCACGACACCACCTCGCCGGTGAACCGCACGTCGGAGTCGACCCCGATGCGGATCGGGGTGTTCCGGCCGACCTTGCCGTACAGCGGCGACAGCGGGTTGGCCGGGTCGTAGACGCCGGTGCGGTTGTCGAGGGTCAGCGACGCCGTGGCGGGAATGATGTCGCCGCTCTCCGGTGTCGTGCCGCGGGTGATGCGGATGCCGTCGCGGACGTACACGGGCACGTCGTTCCAGACGCCGCCGTAGTACAGCTGCACGGTGACGTTCTGCTCAGCCACGGGAGCCACCGGGGACCAGCACGATGCCGCGACCACGAAGAGTACGAAGGACAACTTCAGTGATCGCATCACCAAACGACGTGCCATTCGAGTGCACCTCCAGCACGAGGTTTCCACCCGAGCTGGCCGGGGACACCCGCTCTCCGGCCTGAAGAACTGCCATAACCTCCGAGCCGGGGACGCCCGGGACGACGCCGCCGCTGTGGAACTTCGGGAGTTTCGGCACGCCAATCGTGTTGCCGCCGATGCCGGGAATCCAGTCGGGCACGGTCCACTGCAGTTTGCCGATGGTGTTGTTCCAGGCGTCGGCGATCAGGTTGAACGCGGCCCGGAAGGGTCGGCCGATCAGCTCGACGATCGACAGGAACGCCGATCCGATCTTGCCGGGCAGCGCCTTGAGCCAGTCCCACACGTCCACGGCGGTGCGCTTGATCCAGCCCCAGCTGGCTTTCCACGCGTCCTGGAACCAGGTGGTCTTCGTGGCGATCAGCACGATGATCGCGATCAGGGCACCGACCGCGATGATGATCAGGCCGATGGGGTTGGCGCTCATCGCGATGTTCCACAGCCACTGGGCAGCGGTCACCAGGCCGACGATGCCGACCAGCGCGGTCAGCAGCGGCGTCACCAGCTGGAGCTTTTCGGCCCACTCGGCCAGGCCGGTCGGGTTCGCCTCCTTCTGCGCGTCGACCAGGTCCAGCTGTGCGGCCTCGGCGTCGATGACCGCCTGCGACGCGTCACGGGTCGCCTGCTCCTGGTCTACGGTCGCCTGCTTCGCGTCCTGCTGCGCCTGCTTCAGGTCGAGCTGCGCCTGCTTGGCCTCCAGTGAGTTCTTACCGAATTCCTTGACGGCGAGGTTGTAGTCGCGCATCGCGACCGCGGCGTCCTGGTTCGCCTGCTCGGCGTCGAGGGCGTACTGGCCGGCGTCGACCTGGGCCTGCTTGCCGTCGAGCAGCGCCTGGTTGTAGTCCTCCTGCGCCTGCTTGACGTCGTTCACGGCACGCGCCAGCCGCTGGGTACGGTTGGCGCTGTACTGCTGAATGTCGTTGATCGCGGTCAGCGACCCGCCCACGGCGTCGATCGCATCCGTCGCGCCGGTGACCGCGCTGCCCAGCCTGCCCATGCGGGTGGCCAGGTCGGTGGACTCCGTCGCCGCCTTGGCGAAGTCGGCAGAGGTGGACGTCGCCGCAGTGCCGACCCCGGCCAGCGCAGCGTCGGCCCGCTTCGCCTCCCGCGCGAGAGAGTCGGCGTCGCCGGCGAACGTGAGGGTTACCTGGTTGGCCACGTCAGCTCACGTCCATTCCGGCGCCCTCGGCGACCCGCACGAGCGAGTCCTCCATGACCCTCGTGAACTCCAGCCGCGACTCCCGCAGCGTCGGGTACAGGTAGCGGCCTTCCTTGTAGAAGGGTCGCCGCACCGACTTGTTCGGCCCGGTCCTGCCGCCGAAGTCCAGCCACGGGTAGTACGGGGCGCGCCGGCCGCCGACACCGACACGGACCGCGGTGCGTGTGGACCGGGCCTTGAGCGAGTCGGCGGCGGCTCCGGTCTTGCGCGGGATCTGCGGCTTGGCGGTCTTGATGAGGTGGTCTGCGGCCTCGTTCATCGCCAGGCGCAGCGCCTTGGGGGCGTCGGCGTCGAGCTTCTTGAGGGAGCGCTGGAACTCCTTGAGTCCCTTCACTCCAACCTTCTCGATCATCACGCCCCCCTCTTCCTCGCCAGCTCTTCCCGCTGTGCCTTGCGGCTGTAGTAGATGCCCCAGTGCGTGAACTCCTCGCTGGACATCTGCTCGCGCATGGCCGCGACGGTCATGCCGAGCTTCTGCGCCAGGAAGAACTCAAACTCCAGGTCAGGGCTTGTCTCAAACCGCAGGTACGTCGCTTTTGGCGGCGTCCTTCCCGATGCCGGACAGCCGGTGGATCGCCTGGGTGACCGCGACGATCTCGCCCAAGGTGCCCGCCTTCTGCCACTGGGCGACCTCATCCTCAGTCAGCTCGGGGTCGACCAGCGCGGTCGCGAGTGTGAAGCGCTCCTGGCTCGCGGTGTCGTCGGGATACTTCTTGAGCATCAGCGCCAGCTCGTACCGGGACAGGCCGCGCACGGTGAGCGTGCCGACGCCCTCGATCTCGACGTCCTCGGTGTTCAGCTCGACGCGCGGGGCGAGCAGCTTCGCCTTGTCCATGGTCATGTCTCCGATCAGGCCGGCTGTGCGGTTGCGTCGTTGTCGTCGGACAGCTGGAAGTCGGCCGACCAGGTGACCATGTCGGCGACCGGGTTGGTCTCGACATACTTGGTGCAGATCGCGTCGAACTTGTCCTGCGGCTTGCCCGACCCGGTGCCCTCCGGCTGGCGGATCACCTCGACGACGGCGGGCGTGGCCATCAGCGCCCCGAGCACGGCGCGGGGTCCGGTGCCGGCGGTGTTGTCGTAGACGCCGGACATGGTGAACGTGCCGTCCTTGAGGCCCGTCGACCGGACGACAGCGTTCTTGCCGTACGTGGTCGTGTCGTGTGTGGCGACGCTCTGCTCGAACTGGCTGGTCGTGGTGAAGTCGCTCAGGTCGTCCCCGCCGACCGAGACGAACGTGTTCTTGCCGTGCTGGAAAGACATGTCACTCGCTCCTCATGGTGATCTCAAGAATCAGCAGGTCCCCGCCGCTGGTCTGCATGACTCCAGCCGCGGCCGACTCCGGGAAGGCCGGCACGCGCAGCGCGGCCACAATGGGCAGGAAGTGGTCGTCCATCCACTCGGCGGCGGCGGCCTCGTCGGCGGGCAGCACGACGATGACCCGCCACGTCGGCCGCCACACGAGCCCGGCCTGCAGGTCGTAGTCCGGCAGCAGCGGCCACGCGTCCCCGGGCTTGGGAGCCTTCGGGCGCTTCACGTAGCCCTTCACGCCGTCGACGCTCTCCAGCGCGGCGGCGATCTCGGCCCGGTCGTTGACGATGCTCACCCGGCCACCAGCTTCCGGTGCGGGCCCTCCAGGCGGCGAACCTCAGGGTCACGGCCGGGAAGGATCGTGTCGCCCGCTTCGGCGTCGCCGCGCAGCACGGCCAGGGGCAGCGACCGCAGCGCCAGGTTGCGCGTGACGCGGCGAAGCAGCGCCTGCCGGAGGTCGGCAGGGTAGACCGCACCGACACGGCACAGCGAGCGCTGTGCGGCGGCCTCGGCGTCGAGGGCGTCCTGCAGTTCCTCGGTCGTCCACGACGCCGCGCTGTCACCCAGGTAGTCGGCGACGTCGTCCGTGTTCGGCATGCCCGTACCGGCGGTGGTGCCGGTGACGTACACGGCGAAGTCGGCGGCGCCGTACCCGGAGGCGACCACCCGGGCGATGTACCGGCCAGCGGTGCCGACGTCGTATGCGGCCCGGTAGACGCCGCTGGTGACCAGCTCCGGTGTCGGGCTGGTCGTGCTGCCCGCGGGCAGGGTGACCGTGACGGTCGGCGCGACGTCGATCGGCGTACCGTCGTCGTCGGTGATCTCGACAGCAACCAGCCACCTGCCACCGATCGGCAGCAGGTCAGCGGTTGCGGTCAGAGCGCGGACCCCCACGGTCACCCATCCCCTCAGGAGACGCTGTCGTAGATGACCTGGCGCACGCCCGCGACGTCGGTGTTCGCGAACGCCTTGTAACCCCAGATCGCCACGTCAATGAACGCCACCGGCGAGTACGCGCCGGAGCCGTTGGTGCCGGCGAACTCCAGCCGCTGCGGCGCCGACGCCCAGCCGTGGATCACGGTCGGGTCGAACAGCCACGAGTTGTTCGCCGCACCCGGGGTCGAGGCCAGCGCCCACGACGGGACGCCGGTCACGCCGCCCAGGTCCAGGGTGCGGAAGCGGGACTGCGCGGTGCCGTTGACGTTCTGCGGCGCGCTGATCGGGTACAGCACCCGGCCGACGTCGTCCCGCGCCGCGACGAACGCCTTGTACAGCACCTGCTCCATCGCGAACGCGGAGAAGTCGTAGCCGCGGGTGAACTGCAGCCCGGCGAGCGCCGCGTCCCAGTCGGCGGCCAGGGCCTCGTTCACGGCCGCGGTGGTGAGCGTGATGTCGGTCGCCGCGGTCAGCGTGTTGAGGAACGTCGCGGTCGCCGACTCCAGGCCCTCGTTCCAGCCCCGCACCATCTGGTTGAAGATGAGCGTCGACACGGCCGGGTTGCCGCCCATGTCCCAGGTCTCGCGGGTGATCGACGCCTTACCGCTGATCGCGGTCGGGGTCACGGTCTGCGAGGTCGTGGTGAAGTTGCCCGAGCTGGGCTCGGTGCCCTCGGTGTGGTCGCCGACCAGGCCCGACGAGCTGTTGAACTTCGGGAACGTGAACGGCTGCACGCCGTTGGGCGGGGTGCCCTTGCGGACCATGTTCCACAGCGGGTACTTGTAGTCGGCCTGGTCGACGTACATGTCCGGCCGCTGGATGTTCGGGTTGAGCTCGTTGATGTCGCCGGTCTCGACGGTGAACTTCGCGGCGAGCAGGCCCATGACGCGCTTGCCGGCGTCGGTGCCGCCGTCGAGGTCACCGCGCTTGAGCATCGAGACCAGGTCGGTCGCGAAGTCGTGCTGGGTGTGGGTGAAGTTCCCGCCGCGGTCGAACCGGTACGGCACCGGCTCGGACACCGACGCGGTCAGCCGCACAGGGTTGACCTCCTGGCGCGGCTCGGCGGTGAAGGTCTCGGCAGCCGGCACGACGGCCGGTGCGGCGGGAGCCGGGGTCGGCTCGATCGTGTCGGGCACGGTTACTCCTTCGGTAGAACTCGCCTTCACGGACGTGAGGCGGGCGTCGTCGAACGCGGGCATCGCGGTCAGCGACACCTCACGCAGGTCTGCGCGGCGGATCAGGAACCCGCCCTTGTGCCGGGGGTCGGGCATGACGTCGGTGTCCCCGAAGTCCACGCCGACGCTCAGCCCGTCCAGGACTCCGTCCTCGGCGAGCGCCAGGGCGGCATCGCCTTCGGCTCCGCGGGCAACCTTGAACTTGGCCTTGAACCCTGACCCGCTGTCGGCCAGCTCGACGGCGTGCCCGATGGCCTGCTTCGGGTCGTGGTCGCGGAGCAGCTTCACGCGGCCCGGGTCGCCGAACTGCAGCGCGCCCTTCTCGAACCGGAAGCCCTTCGCGCTCTTGCCGTAGGGCAGCGCCAGGCCGGTGATGGTGCGCGTCTCGGCGTCGACGGCGAACGTCTCCAGCGGCAGGTCCACGAACTGCGCGCCGGTGCTGAACGTCGCGGCCGGCAGCGCGTTCGCCTCGGCCTCGTCAGGGGTGTCGGTTTCGCCGACATCCTCGGCGTCTGTCTCAGGTGCGACAGTCGGTGCCGGAGCGGGAGCGGCCGGAGTCGGGAGGTTCTCCTCCGCGGCGATCTGGTCCACGGTCATGACCCCCATGTCGAGGTACGCCTTGTAGACCGCGGTCCGCGTCAGCGGGTCGGCCTTGAGGTAGTCGTCCAGGTCGAATGCCACGAAGTAGCCGCGGCGGGTCACGTCGCCCATCGACAGCCGGTGCTCGATCGCCCGCATGAACGGGGCCAGCACGTCGTTGAGTCGATCCTTGCGGCGGTCGACGGCGTTGGCGTACGTCCGGCTGGTCGTCGAAATGCCCAGCTCTTCGGGGTCGATCCCGAGCGCGTTGGCGATCTCCAGCCCGGCCTGGCGCTGCAGTTCGACCAGCTGCAGCTCGGTCGGCGACGGAGCCTGTACGGCGTTGTAGGTCAGCGCGGCGGGCACGTACGCGGTGGACCGCTGCTTGCGGTAGGCGCGCCACTTGTCGAGGAAGCTCTGTACCTCGTCGTCCTCGGCCGGGTCCGCGCCCTCTGCGGGCGTGAAGTAGTCCAGCGGCCGGGGGTCGTTGGCGTACGTGGACGCGAGCTTGTCCAGCAGGATCGCACGCTTGATCGCACGGCCGCCGACCTTCAGCACGGCCGGGTTCGGGGAGTCGAACCGGATCATCTGCGACGTGGGGACCTGGAGCCCGTCAACCCAGACTGACGCGCCGCGCGGGTCGTAGCCGGCGGGCAGCGGCGACGGAGACCGGCCGACCGGCGGGGTCAGCGACACCGAGCCGTGGTCGTGGTGGCGCACCTTCACCGGGTAGCCGTCGAACCCGAACTCCGTGATGCGCCACCACGAGATGCCCTCGAACAGGAGGTCCTCGACGGTCTGCGCCAGCGTCACGACGTTCGGGACGTCCGGGTCGAGCTGGGCCAGCAGTGCGTTCGGGACGACCTCGCGCGACGGCCCGTACTGCACGAGCGGCAGCGTCGAGATCGAGCAGATCATGTTCCGGCCGCGCTGCACGGCGGGCACCGACAGCGCCTCCAGCCGGCCGACAGACGGAGCGGAGCCGCTGCCCATCATCTCCTGAAACATCAGGTCGATCGGGCGCGGCTCCGCGCTGAAAGTGCCGGTGGGCGCGGCGAAGCGCCGTAGCACTCCGCGCCAGAATCCCATACCGTACAGCGTACCGTACGGCGTACGTCATTCGGCAGTGAGCAGGCGCAACTTCCCCAGCGACGGCGGCAGTGTTCTAGCCAGGTGTACTGCGGCGGCGGCGGCGTAGGCGGCGTCTACATCGCCGTCACCCTTGCGGGAGAACACCCACGCGTCGGCCCGCTTCAACCGCTCGGCCGCGCCGACGTGCGCGTTCAGCAGCGGGTCGTTGGAGTGCGCCACCTGGCCGGCCGCCACCAGCGACTCGAAGCCCATGCACACGGCCGACAGTTCACCGCGGATCTCCTCTACCGCGCACCCGGGCGGCGGCCAGCCGCGCCGCTTGCGCTTGCCCAGGTCGGCAGCCACCGCTGCGGCCGGGCCGGAGGGCAGCCACCCGAACGCCTTCGGCTTCACCCGCGCGAGCAGGACCGGCAGGTCCTTGCGCATCTGGTCCGCGCAGCCCTGGCCCTCCCACGCCTTCACGAAGTCGACGCGGACCTTCCCGTCCGGCAGCACCGCCGCGGCGTACGCGGTTGCGTGCCGCTGGGTCGGGGACACGTCGACAGCCAGGGCGACACGGCCCCGTACCGCGTCCAGGCCACCGGGCAGCAGGCAGCGGCCCCACGCGCCGGGATCGATCGCCGGGTTCATCATCTTGACCCGCATACACATGATCTCGGTCTTGAACGTGGCCAGCTCCTCGCCGCCGTTGCGCTTCGCACGGCGGGCATCGGCGAGCAGGTCGGCCAGGTCGGTCCGGCCACCGAGGTTCGGGTTGGCGTACGCCAGCGCTTCGGGGTCCTCGGGGTCGGAGTCTTCCGGCGCCGACCACTCCAGCAGCCCCAGCCGCTCGTCACCCTCGCCGCTCTCGATGTACGCCACCGCCTCGGCGCGCAGCGAGTTGAGGACCACGCTGGTGTCGTCGCCCATGTTCGTGATCGCGACGACCTGGCCGTACGGGCGCGCGTTCAGCGTCGGGTACGCGGCACCCCACGCCGACCAGTCCACGTGCTCACGCAGCTCGTCGAGGATGAGCCGGTCCACCGACAGCGACCGGCCGCCCTTGCGGTTCGACGCGGCGATCCGGTACCGGCACCCGTCGATGGTGGTCAGGCACTCCTCGCCGGCGGCCTTGCGCACGCCGTCCTTGCCGACCCGCTCGGCCAGGTCGGGCGTGTTCTCGGCGTACTGGACGACGCTGTTCCAAGATTCTTTTGCGTACGCCAGGTTGGTGGAGGTGCCGAGCACCATCGGCCAGCCCTCGACGAAGAGCCAGAACAGGGTCAGCACCCGGCACAGCAGCGTCTTGCCCTGCTGGCGCGCAACGACGATCAGGAGCTTGCGGAAGCGCGGCCGACCGTCAGGCAGCAGCTCGCCGCCGTGGATGACGGCCAGGCGCTCCCACGGATCCAGCGGCGTGCCCAGCACGTGCTCGGCGAACCACGCCACGTCGAACCCGTAGGAGGTGTCCTCGGTCAGGGCGCACCCGCAGCCGCACGGACCAGCGGCACCGACGACCAGCGGCGGAGTCCAGAGCCTAGGCTCGGTTCGTCCGAGCGTCACGACGCGCCTTGAGTTCGTCGAGCTTGGAGGCGACGGGGGCAACCTGGCCACCTCCCTTCGCACCTCGGCCGGCGGGAGCCATGCCCAACGCGACCAGTCCCGCGAGCAGCTTGGGCCCGAGGTCCGACAACAGCTTGATGTCGTACGGGTTGGCGTCCAGCGCCGCGGCGTACCGCATCACCAGAGCTACGGCCCCGTCATCGCGAGGCAGCAACTGGGCGTCGGTGAGCGCATCGGCGACGGCTTGAGTGATCTCGCCAGCGCTGGTCATGATCGGGCCCCTTCGGTCAGTTCACGAACAAAAAAAGGACAGGTCGGCGGGTGTTCCATAGGGGGCGATTGGGGAAAACCGGGCAGCTCACCAGCGCGTCATGCCGCGTCCTGGCGGATTGGTGCCCTTGTTGGGGTCGCCTGTCTTGAGGTTGCATGGCGCGCAGCTGGCGATCAGGTGTGCGGGGTCGTCGCCGTACTTCTTGCCCAGGGTGTGGTGTACGTGTGTGGCCACGCCTGTGCATACGTCGAGCTTGAGCCTGCACTGGTACAGGTCGCGGGCCAGCACCACCGCACGGGTCTTGCGCCATGCGGTGGTGCTGCCCTTGGCCCAGGCCTTGCTCACCTGGTCATGCGCCAGACGATGAAGCCGAAGAACCCGAACATCGCGAGAGCACCGATCAGGGAGGCGAGGTTCCCGCCTATCTCGATCATCATGACTTCTCCTTGGCTGTGTGTCGTGCCTGTAGGCCGTGCTGTCGTGCTTCGTTGAGCTGGTGGCGCTGTAAGGAGCGGAGTGATCGACTGCGGGTGTAGGCCTCACCTCGGGATTTGGCCTGGTCGGCGATCAGCGGACCGAGATCCCCAGGAACGTTAGGAACGTTAGGAACGGATTCCTGAAACTCTTCCTCGTGTAGCGATTTTTGAAGTTTCAGGATTCGGTTCCAAACGTTCCTACGTTCCTGAAAGCCCAGGTCAGCTGTAGCGTCGTTCTGCGGGCTCATCGTCATCCTTGATCACCATGAGGCCTCGGTAGATCATCTGCCCGCCCGACTTCACTGAGACGTACTGTCGGCGGGTCATCTCCTTACCGAACTCGGTCTTCGTGACGGCGTCCTCGCCCTCACCACGAACCCACGCCTCGTACGCCTCGTACAGCGCCTTGGAAGTGACCCTGCAGGCCTCGCCGGTCTCGACCTTCTCGTCCAGGAAGCGTCCGATGAGGTCGGACTCGCTCCGGTACGCCTTGGTCTTCACCTTGACCGCTTCGGGAGCCGCCAGGCCGATCCGGCAGTACTCCTGGTATCCCTGAAGGCACCAGGCGAGCACAGCGGCCTGCACAGCGGGTTCGCGCAGCTTCTCGGGAAGGTGACCGTCCCGCTCCTCCTCCGGGATCACCACGTCGAAGGGCACGACGAGGATGCGCCGCCACACGGCCGGATCGTCACCGGAGACGATCGGCAGGTGGTTGGTGCACATGACCAGCGTGTGCGACGGGTCGAACGTGATCGGGTCCTTGTGCATCCGGTTGGCCTGGATCGGGTCGCCACCGACGAGCCGCTTCATGGTCGACTCGGCGAACTTGCGGCCGCGTTCGGTCTCGGAGCAGAACACGAGCCGCCGGCCGCGCAGCTCCATCAGGAACGTGAGGTGCCGCGGGTTGTGACCGCCCATGAGCATCTCGGGGTCGACCTCGATGGCGTAGTCGCCGAACGCGGCCATGACGGCGTCGCGCAGCGTGCCCTTACCGTTCGCGCCGTCGCCGGTGAAGATGGGCATGACGTGCTCACGGACCACGCCGAGCATGGCGTACCCGAAGAGCCGCTGGACGAACGTGCGGACCTCGGGGTCGGGCAGGATCCGCTCCAGGAAGTCATTCCACAGCTGTGAGCGGGCGTCGGCGTGGAACGAGGCTCCGGCCACCTTGGTCACGTAGTCGCTGGGCTCGGCCGGGCGGCAGCTGCCCGAGGACAGGTTCAGGATGCCGTTCTGGCTGTTGAACGCCTCGGGGTCGGCGTCGAACTGCTCGTGTTTGCACTCCACGATGCCGCGGGTCAGCCCGACGATGGACCGGAGCCGCGACGAGGACAGCATGGAGCGCCACCCGTCGACGATGGCCTTGTCGCCCCGTCGCGCACGGAGGTCGTCGGCCGCCGCCGCGAACTGGTCGAGCGACCAGATGCGGGCGTCGTTGACGATGGCCTCGTCGGACGCGTCGTCCCACTTGCGGGAGGTCCAGCCGAGCCAGCCGAGTCCGCGGTTCCATGCGTAGCGCTCGGCGAGCAGGTCGTCGGCGACGGTCTCGGCCATGCGGGCGTCGGTGAACGTGTCCTCGAGGATCGTGACGACGGGCGCCTTGGTGCTCGCGTACGCCTTGAGGTCCTCGACGGTGCCGCCGGCGGCGAAGAAGTCGTCCACGCCCTTGGTGTCGACGCCGCCCCACTCGCCGGGCGGGATGATGTAGGTGACCTCGGCGGCCCGCTTGGCGTCCTTGAGCCATCGGCCGAGCCGCTGCATGGCGCGCAGCACGTTGGGCTTGGACCAGGCGTCGGCGTCGAAGCACACCGTGACGTGTCGGCCGGCAAGCGGGATGTCCTCCCAGTCGCCGAGCGTGCCCAGGGTGGTGCGCCAGTTGTAGACCCCGGACAGCGCGATGGTGCACAGTCCGCGGCTGGTCAGCGCATCCGCCTTCTTGACGCCCTCGGTGATCCAGAGCGGGGTGTGGATGTCGCGGATGTACGGGACGAGCGCGGGGTCGTCCTGGCCACGGTCGGCGGACCAGCGCGGGTGGACGTCGAGGACGGCCGGGCGGCCCTTCTCGGACGCGTACTTCATCTTCTTGCCGTCGCGGTTGGTGACCGGGCTGGACGGCTTCCACTGCGAGGACACACGCTGCCCGTTCGGGCCGTACAGCGGGATCAGCAGGCCGGGGAAGTTCCAGTCCTCGCTGGTCGACCAGGTGGGGATACCCAGCCGGTCCAGCTCTTCCCGGGGTCGCGGGTCGGGTCCGCTGGGCCGGCCGATGGTGCGGTATCCGCGCTCGGCGGCCACGGCCGGGTCGATGGCGGATGCCTCCAGCTCGACGCGGTGGTGGCGGAACAGGTGCTCGTTCACCGACGCCCCCGCTCGCCCAGCAGGTCGCGGGCCACGTTGAGGTCGCGCATCAGCTCGTGGGAGCCGCCGACGTCGGGGTGAAGTGCTCGGGTGAGCTGACGGTGGACCTTCTCCGCGAGTTCGGGGCTGCACTGGCCCAGCAGCACCTCGGCCCAGTTGCCGTTGCGGGCAGCGGCCTCGTTGCGCAGGCGGGTGTTCTCGGCCTGCAGCCGGAGCAGGACGCGCCGCAGCTCGTCGTCACCGGCAGGCGGCGTCGGCCCGGCGGGGTAGGTGACGAGCACGGTGTCGCCGGAGATCTCCAGCTTGTACTTGAGCGCGTCGACCTGGCTGGCCTCGATGACCCAGCACTTGGCGGTCTTGCTCCAACGCCGGACGCGCAGCTCCCTGATGATGGACAGCCGCAGCTCGTCGTACGCGGAGTAGACGTTGGCGAACTGGCCGGTGACCTCGATGCGGACGTCGCTCACAGCGCACCGTCCGAGGTGTCGGGTAGACTGCGGACAGGCTCCGGGCGGGGGCCGTGGAGGGTACTCAGCAGATGAGTACCCTTTTCGCTGTTCTGCACCGGGTCACCGCCCCACCGGCGGGAGCAGGTCGCGCAGAGCCGCGATGGTCTCGGGCGGCAGGGGCGGACCCTCACAGCCGGCGATGATGGCCTTGGCGATGCGGTGGGTACGCAGGGCGATGTCGGCCTCGGTGGCCGTGTCGGTGTCGCCGGAGCGGACTGCCCTGGCCTTGATCGCGCGTTGATGGCGCGGGTTTTCGAGCAGGATGGTTCGGGTCACGGTGTGGGTCCCTTCGGGGGACCGGCCGTGAGAAGGTGCTCGTCAGGGCAGTACCTGCAGCGTGTGACGGGTATGCGTCACAGCGCGCCGCTGTTGTCAGCTAAAGCGCAAGCAGGTACTGTCACCAGGTGACGACGGCTCTTGCCGGAGCTTGGTCGTCCGAGCACCGACCTCGCGGTCGGTCAGAACATGTGATGACATGGCCCGTCTGGTGGGTTTCCCCCACTTGGCGGGCCTTGTCGTTCTACAGTCAAGCAAGTTTCTACGGCGTAGGCAAGTTGAAACGCGCTTGCGATTGTCGTGTCGCGGCGACGCCCGGACATACGTGTCCCATTAACGGTACGGAATTGAACACCCCTGCACGCGGACGAGACCGCAAAAGGGGCGTACCGGGCGAACCGGGCTGCGAGCGGTACACCACATGTTGCACACATGCGACGCCTCAGGGGCACATCTTGTGTGCGTGCAGGCACATCGACCTAGATCACTTCCTGTGCGCCTCGGTGAACCATTCAGCGTTTCAATGCGAACCGCAGAGTGGTTCAGTCACGATATTCGGTAAGTATTGCAACGCCTATTCCGCAATCCGTTACAGCGCATTCCTGCGCATTCCATTCAGTGCCTGGAATTGCCTGCGCGTGCCAGTGGCGACAGTCGCAGGGAGTAGCAACGGGTAGCGGGCCGAAGCAACCAGTAGCACACAGGTTCGACTGCGGCGGTCACGATCCACTCTCGCTCCACCTTTCGCCCCAGGTCCGGCCCGTTGTTTTCCAGCGTGAGCAAGCCAATCGGCCACTGTCGAACACACGCGATCCAGGCACGTCCGAGCGATCCACGGTAACGGTCGTCAGGTGCGCAATGACCCGACGCCGCGCGGCCATCGGCGCGTCCTCCCACCGGACACGCACGTCCGCCCCGGGCTCCAGGATGGCTCTCAGCGCCGGGGGGATCGCCGCCGCATCCGCGCGACGCTGCAGGGTCCGGATCTGCCCCGCGATGTCGGCCTCGATCACGGCCAGCGACGCCGGCGTGGTCGCGCTCCTGGCCGCGGACAGCCGCCACACGTTGAGCTGATCCTCCAGCTTCGCGATCTCCTTGCGCGCCGCGACCACGGCCTCGTCGTCTTCCTCGCCGTGCTGCCGCAGCTGCTCGTACACGCCCGGTCGGCTGAGCCATCCGAGCACCACGTCTTCGACGAAGCGGTCAGTCTCGGCCTGGACGATGGTGACGCAGCCCTTGTCCAGGCACCGATACCGCCCGCGCACGGCGGTCAGCCCGGATCCACACGGCTCGCACGTCCCGAGGTAGGACAACAAGTGCACGGCGCGGCCCGGCCTGGTCGTCACCCGAGCTGGATCGGTGAGGACGCGCTGCGCGGCGTGGAACAACTCGGCGTCGACGATCTCCGGCCAGATGCCCTCGGAGATGGTGCCGTTGTAGACCCGCTGCGCCAGGTACGCCCTGTTCATCGCGATGTCGCGGACGCGTACCCGGTACCACTTCGCCGCGCCGGAGGTCTTCACGCCGCGCTCGTTGAAGTCGTCGACGATGGTGGACACGGCTTCGCCCTTGGCGATGCGGCGGAATATCTCCTGCACGATCGGTGCCGTGTCGGGGTCGATCTCCTGGCCTGCGAGCTGCCCGGTCTTCGGGTCGTACGTCCTGCGGTACCCGAACGGTGTGCGCCCGTGCGAAGGTCGGCCCGCTGCTGCGGCTCCAGCGTGGCCGCGGCGTACGCGCACCGAGATGAGGTCCGACTCGCCCGCGGAGTCGACGCCGGCCCGCGCCAGCGACTTCCAGTCGCTGGCCTTCCTCGGGTCGTACGCGCGCTCGTCGGCTATGACGTAGATCTGGACGCCCTTGGCGCGGCACAGGTCGAGCAGCTGCGACCAGCTGGTGAGGTTGCGGTCGCCGCGGCTTGCTTCCCAGAGGATGAGGATGGTGAACGCGCCCGTCTCGATGTCGGCCAGCACGCGGTCCCAGTCGTCGCGGCCCTTGCGGGCATAGCGCGATGCAGATGAGCCGTCCTGGTATCTGCCGCTGACCGTCCATCCATTCTCGCTGGCTACGGCCTGTCCTGCGGTCAGCTGCTCATCGATCGACTTCGCCTTGTTCCTGCTCTGCCTGCCGTAAATTCCGGCGTGCACTTGCACGTGATCCGTCAT